GGGAGCAACCGCGCGAAAGATTTCTAGTGGTGCGCTGCTGAGGTCGGTTACCCGTCATGTCCGTTCTGACCGCAGATGACGATGCCGCGCCGCTGACCTTTGCGGCCTATGCCGAGCGCATCGGCACAAGCCGCCCCTACGTCTCCGCCCTGGTCAAGGCTGGGAAAATCCACGGCGAGGCGCTTGTCGCCGGCCGCAAGGCCAACTCCCGCCTCATCGTCCCCGCCATCGCCGACGCCCAGCGCGCGGCCGCATCCCCTGGCGACGGCCGATCGCGCCCAGACACCGCCGCCGCCTCCTCCTCCTCCACCCTCGCCCGCGAGCGCGAGGGCCTGATCGCCGCCCAGCGTCTCCGCGCCGAGATGGACAACGCCCACCGCCGCGGCGAGCTCATCGAACGCTCGGTCATCGCCGCCACCCTCCTGCCCGCCGGCCGCCGCCTGGTGGACCGCCACAAGCAGGCCCTCCGCGACGCCATCGCCCGCCGCCTGGCCCTCCACGAGGCCGAGGCCGCGATGGACCGTGCCACAACCGAATTCATTGTCGAGATCACAGCCGATGGAGGTGCTCACCCCGCCCCGGCCTGACGCCGATGCCGCCATGCTCCTGAGCCTGTTCGCGCAGGCGATCCGCCCGAATCCCCGCCGCTCCGCCGCCGACTGGGCGCAGGCCCACCGCATCGTCTCCGAAGGTGCGCACACAGGCCCCTGGAACAACCGCCTGACGCCCTACCTGGTCGAGCCGATGGAGCGGGCCAGCCTCTCCGACCCCTGCCGCCGCGTCTCGGTCCAGGGCTCGGCGCAGATCGGCAAGACCAACCTCGGCCTCAACCTGCTCGGCCAGATCCTCACCGAGACGCCCGAAAAGGTCCTGGTCGTCCTGCCCAGCCTGACCTCTGCGCGGATGTACAACCGCGACAAGCTCGAGCCGATGATCGCCGACACGCCGGTCCTCGCCGCCGCGGTCGCCGACCTCACCAGCCGCGACGGCACCGGCAGCACGACGACCGTCAAGCGCGGCGCCCGCGGCGCGCAGGTCGAGCTGGTCACCGCCAGCAGCTCGAAGGACCTGCAAAGCCGCACCGTCCGCGTCGTTCTGCTCGAGGAGGTCACCGAGTTCCCCCGCGACGTGGACGGCCGCGGCGACCCGGTCGACCTCGCCATTGCCCGCACCATCGGCTTCCTCGAGGTCGGCGAAAAGATCGTCGCCATCTCCACCCCGGGCCTCAAGGGCTCCTGCCGCATTGCCCAGTTCTGGGAGGACGGCTCGGCCGCCGAATACCACGTCGATTGCCCGCACTGCCGCGAGCCCCAGGTCCCCAAGGTCGCCCAGCTCCACACCCCGCGCGACCCCGCCGGCCTGCCCGACTACGCCGCCACCACCTACGCCTGCGAGCACTGCGGCGTGCTGATCCGCCAGGCCGAATGGCGCCGCAGCATCCAGGAAGGCGGCGCGCGCTGGATCCACACCCACCCCGAGCGCCAGGCGCTGCACAGCTCCTACCGCTTCAACTGCCTGATCTCCCCGTTCGTGCCGTGGTCGGCCGTCGCCCGCGAGATGGACGCGGCCCAGGGCAACCCGATCCGCGCCAAGGCGTTCTCGCAGCAATGGCTTGGTAAGCCCTGGGACGAAGCGCACGACCTGCCCAAGGCCGACATCCTGCTCACCCGGCGCGACCGCTGGCCGCCGGGCCAGGTGCCGCCCTCGGTGCTGTTTCTGATCGGCTCGACGGACGTGCAGGGCGACCGGCTGGTCTGGGCGGTGTGGGGCTTCGATGCGCACTTCGGGCAATGGCTGATCGACACCGGCACGCTCGAGGGCGACCCGACCCTGCCCGCCGTCTGGCGCGCGCACGACGCCTTGCTTGCCCGCCGCTGGCGCGACGCCTGGGGCAAGGAGATCGGACCGGACGTGTGGGGCATCGACTCCGGCTACCTCAGCCAACACGTCTACGCCTACACCTGGCGCCACGCCGGCCGCGTGGAGCCCGAGATTCGCGCCCTCGACGGCCGCGACGGCTGGAAGCTGCCGCCGCTCGGCACGCCGAAGACGATCGACGTGGACTGGCAAGGCCGCAAGCTCGGCGCCGTGCGCCTCTGGCCGGTCGGCACCTGGGACCTGAAGTCGGAGCTCGCCAGCGCGCTGCGCCTGACCGAGCTAGGCCCCGGCCCCGACGGCTGGCCGCCCGGCGCAATCAGGTTCAACGAGATTGTCGACCGCGGATGGCTCGACGAGCTGCTGAGCGAGCACTGCCTGGTCGACCCGCGCACCGGCGCCCGCCGCTGGAAGAAAGTGAACACCCGCAACGAGGCCTGGGACCTCGCGGTCTACACCCGCGCCATCGCCCGCGCCGCCACGATCCGCTTCACCGACGCCGACTGGCAGAACCTGGCCGCCGCCCGCCAGGGCGAACCCGAGGCCGCCCAGCAGGACCTCGCCGACCTGTGGGCGCCGGACCTCAAGGCCAAGGCCGAGGCGGCGGCGCGGGAGAAGGCGACCCCGCCCGCCGCGCCGCCGGCCGCACCGCCCCCGCCGCCCTCCTACGTCCCGCGCCCCCGCGCCGGATGGATCACCGGCCACAGCATCAGGTTCTGACCCCATGGCGTTTTCCGCCTCCGACCTGGCCACGCTCGAGGCGGCGATCGCCGCCGGCACGCTGCGGGTGAAGTTCGCCGACGGCCGCGAGGTGACCTACCAGGACGCCGACCAGATGCTGCGCGTGCGCGCAGCCATGCAGTCCGACATCGCCGCCGCCGCCGCGACCCCGCCGCAGCGCATGGTGCGCGTGGTGCACGTCCGCGCATGAACGTCATCGACCGCCTGATTGCCGCCGTCGCGCCCGAGGCCGGGCTGCGCCGCCTGCGCGCCCGCTCGGCCATCGCCATGGCGCGAGCCTACGAAGGTGCGCAGAACAACCGCCGCACCCAGGGCTGGCGCAGCTCGGCGGCCGGGCCGGTGGCCGAGGTGCGCGCCGGCCGGGACGTGCTGCGCAACCGCGCGCGCGACCTGGTGCGCAACAACGCCTGGGCGAACCGCGCCGTCGCGGTGAAGGTCGCGAACCAGGTCGGCACCGGCATCCGCCCGCGCGCGGACACCGAGGATCCGGCGCTCAACGCCACGATCGACGCCGCGCATGCCGCCTGGGCCGCCGCCTGCGCTCCGGAATCCGGCGGCGACCTCTACGCGCTGCAGGCCCTCGTCGCCCGCGCCCGGTCGGAAAGCGGCGAGGCGCTGGTGATCCTCGACCGTTCCGGCACAATCCGCCCCGGCGGCGTGCCGCTCGCGCTGCAGGTGCTCGAGCCCGACTGGATCGACGACACCGCCGACGTGCTCACGGCGGCCGGCAGCGACTGGCGCGACGGGATCCGGTTCGACGACGCCGGCCGCCGCGCCGCCTATCGCCTCTACACCTCCGCGCCGCACGAGGCGGTCGCCTGGAAGAAGCGCGAGACGCGCGACGTGCCGGCGGCCGACGTGGTGCACCTGTTCCGCCGGGACCGCCCCGGCCAGCTGCGCGGCGTGCCGGACATCGCCAGCGTGATCATGCGCCTGCGCGACCTCGACGACTACCACGACGCCGCCCTGGTGCTGGCCAAGACGCAGACCCTGCTCGGCGCCTTCGTCAAGCAGCCGGCCGGCCCGGCGGGCTCCACGCTCGGCACCGCCTCGACGGACACGGCCGGCAACCGGCTGGAGGAGCTGGCGCCGGGCATGATCGGCTATCTCCGGCCGGGCGAGGAAATCGAGTTCAGCACGCCCAGCGGCGAAGGCCCGTTCGCCGAATACACCCGCGCCGCGCTGCACCTGATCGCCGCCGGCCTTGGCCTGACCTATCACCAGCTGACCGGCGATTTGCGCGAGGCCAACTATTCGAGCCTGCGCGCCGGCAGCCTGGAATTCCGCCGGCAGGTCGAGCAGGACCAGCACCTGATGCTGATCCCCGGCCTGTGCCAGCCGATCTGGTCTGCCTTCGTCGCCCAGGCGGTGCTGGCCGGCCGCCTGCCGCGCGAGGCGGCCGGAGCGCCGGCCAAGTTCACGCCGCCGCGCTTCGAGATGGTCGATCCCAACCGCGACACCACGGCGGCGATCGCGCAGGTCCGCGCCGGCCTGATGACCTGGCCCGACATGGTCAGCGAATTCGGCTTCGACCCGGCCGACCAGCTCGCCGAAATCGCCGACTGGAACCGCCGCATCACCGCCGCGGGCGTGATCCTCGATACCGACCCCCGCGTCATCAACAATGCCGGCGCCGCCCAGGACGCGAAGCAGCTCGCCGCCCAGGTGCTGGCCGCGCAAGGAAACAGCAATGCCTGACGATCTCGCCCGCCCGGCCGGCCCGGGGCTGATGCTGCGCGCCGCGGTGGCGCCCGGAAGCTGGAACGCGGAGGCCCGCACCGTCGATGTGGTGTGGTCGACCGGCGCCGACGTGAACCGCCGCGACTTCTGGACCGGCGAGCGGTGGGTGGAGCGGCTGGAGATCTCCGCGGACGCGGTCGACCTCTCGCGCATGCAGGCCGGCGCGCCGGTGCTCGACACCCACAGCAGCTACGCCCTCGGCGACGTGGTCGGCGTGGTCGAGCGCGCGTGGATCGAGGGCGGCAAGGCGATGGCGACGCTGCGCTTCTCCGACCGCCCCGAGGTCGCCGGCGTGGTGCGCGACGTGGCCGCCGGCATCCTGCGCAACATCTCGGTCGGCTACACGGTCGACCGCTGGGAAGTGACCGCGGCCGGCGCCGATGTCGCCGAGCTGCGCACCGCGAAGCGATGGACCCCCTACGAGGTGTCCCTCGTGCCGATCCCCGCCGACCCCGGCGCGCAGGTGCGCGCCGGGCATTCCCCCGCGGCCCCCGCCGCCATCAAGGAGCCCACGATGACCGAGCAGGTCGTTGACAAGGCGCCGGCCGCGGCCGACGCCATCGCCGCCGCCGAGCGCGCCGCCGCCGAGGCGGCCCGCGCCGCCGAGCGCACCCGCATGGCGGAGATCATGACCGCGCAGCGCCAGGCCGGGCTCGACGCCGACTGGGCCGAGCGCCACATCGGCGCCGGCACCGCGGCCGACGTGGCCCGCGCCGAGGCGCTGGCCGAGGTGGCCAAGCGGGCCACGCCGCGGGTGCCGCCCGCGGTGCAGTCGGGCGAGTCCGGCGATGACCCGGACGTGCTGGTCCGCGTGCTGTCCGATGCGCTCGCCGCCCGCCACGGCGCCGGCCTGCGCTTCGACGGCCTCGCCGACGAGCACAAGCTGCATCCGCGCCATGTCGAGTTCCGCGGCCTCGGCCTGTCCGACATGATGCTGACGCTCGCCCAGGCGCGCGGGGAGAAGGTCGGCCTGCTCGACCGCCGCCGGCTGGTGGAGCGGATGTTCACCCGCTCGACGCTCGGCACCTCGGACTTCCCGCTGCTGCTGGCCAGCGCCGGGAACAAGATGCTGATGGCCGGTTTCGCGCTCGCGGCGCCGAGCTACCGCCGCATCTTCGCTCAGCGCGCGTTCAACGACTTCAAGGCGCATTCGTTCCTGATGGCCGGCGACTTCCCCGCCCCGACCGTGCTGGCCGAGGGCGCCGGCATCGCCGCCGGCAGCATCAGCGAGAAGCGGGAGCAGATCACGCCGGCGACCTATGCCCGCCAGGTCCGCATCACCCGCCAGGCGCTGGTCAACGACGACCTCGGCGCCTTCGGCGAGTGGGGCAGCATGATCGGCCGCCGGGTGGCGGATTTCGAGAACGCGACCGCGTATGCGGTGGTGAACACGGCCAGCGGCGCCGGCCCGACGCTCGCGACCGATTCGACGGCGGTGTTCGCGACCGGCCACGCCAACATCGCCGGTTCCGGCGGCGCCATCTCGGAATCGACGCTCGACACCGCGCACGCCGCGATCATGGCGCAGACCAGCCTCGACGGGCTCAAGCTCAACCTGATGCCCAAGCTGCTGCTCACCGGCACGGCCTACCGCGGGGCGGCGCTGCGCTACACCTCGCGCATCTCGCCGGAGTCCGGCGCGAATGTCGGCCTCTATGCCGACCTGGAGCCGGTGGCCGACGCGAACGTGACCGGCAATCACTGGTACATGTTCGCCGATCCCAACAGCGCCCCGGTGTTCGTCTACGGCTATGTCGGCGGCGCCGCCGGCCCGCAGGTGCGGGTGCATGATCCGCTGCCGGGCTACGACGCCATGGCGGTCGAGGTGGTGCACGACTTCGCCTGCGGCGCGGTCGACTACCGCGGCGGCTTCTTCAACGCCGGCGCCTGAGGCGCCGCCCTCCGCAACCCCGAAGCCCGGCGGCCGCGGCGCCTGCGCGCCAGGCCGCCGGCGCCCGCAAGATCGAGAAAGGCTGAGACATGGCAACCAACTTCGTCCGCGAGGCCGGCACCGTCCAGGTGCTGGCGCCGCACAACGTGGTCGCTGGCCGCATCGTCGTGGTCGGGACCAACCTCTACGGTGTCGCGCTCACCAACGCCGACAGCGGCGCCAACGTGGCGCTCGCCCGGGGCGGCAGCTGGACCTTCAGCAAGCCCAACGCGGCGACCACCTCCGGCGTGGCCGGGGATATCGTCTACTGGGACAACGCCAACAGCACGGTCACCAAGTCGGCGACCTCCAACACCAAGATCGGCGTTGCGCTGGCGGCGTTCGGCAACACCGACACCTCGGTGACGGTGGCGCTCAACCCGAACGCGCTGTAGCCCGTGCCGGTCCGCCCGACCGCCCCGCCGATGGAACTGGCCAGCATGCCCGCCGGCGTGCTGGTCGGGACCCCGATGTACGGGGGGCAGTGCTTCGATGCCTACCTGCTGGGGGTGTTCGACCTGCAGCAGGAATGCGCCCGGCGCGGCATCCGGCTGGGGCTGCACACGGTGCGCAACGAAAGCCTGATCCAGCGCGGGCGCAACCGCGTGCTGCATGACTTCCTGGCCGGCGACGCCTCGCACCTGATGTTCATCGATGCCGACATCGGCTTCAGCGGCCGCGACGTGCTGCGGATCGTGGCGCACTGCCAGGCGAACCCCGGTGCGCTGGTGGGCGGCACCTACGCCAAGAAGAACCGCCATCGCTACGATCCAGCCTTCGTCCCGCTGCCCGAGGGCGCGCGGGTGACGGATGCGGAGCTGGTCGAGGTGATGTGCCTGGCCGGCGGCTTCCTGTGCGTGCCGCGCGACGTGGCTTGCCGCATGGCGGGCGCCTTCCGCGAGTTGTGGTATCGCGACGGAACGACCGGGGACGAGCATGTGCTCGACCTGTTCGCGACCTTCGCCGACCCGGTCACCCGGCAATACTGGTCGGAGGATTATGCGTTCTGCATCCGCTGGCGCCAGCTCGGCGGGCGGGTGCTGCTGGATCCCAACATCCAGCTTTCGCACACGGGAACGACCAGCTTCGATGGCGACCCGACCTCGGTGTTCGCCAACCCGCCCGAACCCGCCGCCGCGCCGCTGTCGCTGGTGGTGGGGCAGTGAGGATCGCCGTCCTGATCCTGGCGCGCGGCCGGCCGGCGGGGCTGGTGGCGGCGGTGAAGGCGGCGCACGCGACCGCCTCAGGCGACCTGCCGGTCGAGTTCGTGATCTGCGGCGACGACGATGACGACACGATCGGCCAGGCGGTGGCCTGCCTCGATGTGCCGGTCACGCTGTCGATCAACCCGCGGCCGGATGCGCTCGGCCGGGCCTGGAACCTCGGCGCGGCCAAGGCCGGCCCCTGGGACCTGGCGCTGTTCACCGGCGACGACACGGTGCCGGTCACGATGCACTGGGACCGCCGGATGGCGCAGATCGCCGCGAACGGCAACGCCGCCTGGGCCTGGACCGAGGCCAACGACCCCGGCAACTGCACCTACTGGGTGACGACCCGCCGCTGGCACGATGCCGTCGGCCGGGCCTGTCCGGAACTGTTTCCCTACTGGTTCAACGACACGTGGATCGCCGAGACGCACCTGTTCGCCTTCGCCGAGCCGATCACGGTCGACCCCGGCTGCGTCATGGGCGGCCGCCGCGGCACGACGCGGGAGATGCGCGAGGTCGCCCGCTGGTTCCGCGTGTTCGCCGCCAGCCGGCCGCAGCGCATCGCCGAGGCCGCGCGCATCGCCCGCGCCTTCGGCCGCGAGCCGCCCGACCCGGCGCCGATGCTGCGCTGGTGCGCGGAGTGGGACGCGGCGCAGATGGCCAGCGTGCCGCGCTACAACACTGCCTTCGGCGCCGACCGGGTGCCGCCGACGCCGCGATACCTGCGCCTGCGCGAGGCCGCCGCCCGCCGCTATCCGGAGGCCGCATGAGTGTATTCGCCGCCGCCCTGGCGACCCTGCACGCCGACGCCAACCTCGCCGAGGCCGGCAGCTTCCGCCGGCCGCCCGGGGCGTGGGCGGCGGTGCGGGTGATCCGCTCCGATCCCTCCGCCGTCGCCGCCGGGCTCGGGCAGCTCGGCGCGCGCGCGGTGGCGCTGCAGGCCGACGTGCTCACCGCCGCCATCACCGTGGCGCCAGCCCGCGGCGACGAGCTCAAGCTCGGCACGGTGACCTATCGGGTGGAGGAGGCCGAGCCCGACAGCCTCGGCCTGTCCTACCGCCTCTCGCTGGCCCGCGTCTCCGAGGACCCGATCCCGGTGGTCGGCACCTTCCGGCTCGAGGTCGACGCCCTCACCTGAGGAGGCCGCATGGCCCGCCCGATCCGCGAGATGCTGATTGCCGCCGTGCATGCGCGGCTGTCGAACGTGATCCCGACCGCGACCGTGCATCGCAGCCGGCGCAGCCCGATCGACACCGAGGCGGAGGCGCTGCCGGTCCTGGTGGTCCATCTCACCCGGATGGACGCGCAGCTCGAGGCGATGACGCCGACCGAGACGCACTACCGCTGCGCGATCGAGGTGCAGGGCGTGGCCGAGGGCGACACCGACGCCGAGGCCGACGAAGCCGTCTCGCAGCTGCACGCCGACGTGATCGCCGCGCTCGACGGCTGGGCGCCGCAGCCCGGCACGGCGGACGAGTTCGCCGCCGGCGCCGGCGAATTCAAGATGCACGACGCCGACGAATCCGCCCGCCCGACCGGCGAGTTCCTGGTCGAGCTCACATGCACCGCCATCGTCACCACCGGCAGCGCGCTGGCGCAGGAGTAGCCCATGTCCGCATCCCTCGTTCAGGCACGCAAGGCCGCGGTGGCGGTGAAGGTCGAAACCACGATCGGCACCGACGCCATCGCCGGCACGCCGGCCACCGACGACTGGCTGGCCGCCGACTGCGACATCTCCATGAACCCGATCACGATCGACGACCCCAGCTATACCGGGTCGCTTGACCTGGCGCCGTCGAGCGTCGGCGGCTTCCGGCCGACCCTGACCCTGCGGACGATGTTCCGTGGCAGCGGCACGGCCGGGACGGAGCCGCGGCTGGGCAAGCTGCTCAAGGCCTGCACAATGGTGGTCAGCAACATGGCCGCCGCCGTCGGTGCGCCGACCGCCGCCACAGCCGGCACCACGACCACGGTCACCGCCGACAGCCCGTTCGGCACCACGAACGACCAGTATGTCGGCATGCCGCTGATCGTCACCGGCGACCAGGAGTTCACGACCGGCATCACCAACTACACGACCGGCCGGGTGATCACCTTCGGCGAAACGCGCACCTCGGCGCTCACCACGTCCAGCCTGCTGCAGATCCCGATCAACGACCGCTACTATCCCAGCAGCGACGACACCGCCTACAAGTCCGTCACCATCTATGTCTTCAAGGACGGGCTGCGCTGGAAGTTCACCGGCTGTCAGGGCACCTGGTCGCTGGAGATGACCGCCGCCGGCTCCGGCATCTTCACGTTCCAAATGTTCGGCAAGCTCGCCGCCGACCCGGACGCGACCCCCCTGCCGGCCGGCGCCGCGCCCGCCCTGGCCGCCCTGCCGGCCGCGCCGCGCTGGGTGCTCGGCCGCTCGCAGTTCAACAAGGCGTTGGCGCGGATGCGCTCGCTGAGCCTCACCATGGGCGTCTCGGTCACCCATCCCGACAACCCCGAGGCCGACTACGGGTTCGACAACGCGGTGGCGATCTCCCGCCGGATCGAGGGCGCGATCGACCCGCTGATGGACACCTCGACGTATGTGGCGATCCACAACCTGTGGGAGGCCGGGACCGACGTGAACCTGATCGCGATCCTCGGCAGCACGGCGGGGAATCGCATGCTGGTCACCGTCCCGGCGGCGCGGATCATCGACCGCGGCATGGGCAACCGCGACGGCCTCGGCGCCGACGCGATCCGGTTCCACACCAACGAGCCCGACCGCGGCTGCTTCCTCTGCTTCTTCTGAAGAACAACGAAAGAAACGCAACGGAGGTTACTTGTCTTTCGAAGAAACGCCCGTCTTCTCCCGCCGCCAGGCGGAGGAATTCACCCCGGAACTGCGCGGCGCCGACGACATCGTCCGCCCGGTGCCGCGCAGCTACACCATCGCCCCGCTCACCTACCGCGAGCGGATCGAGCTGCGGGCCGCCATGGCCCGCGCCGATGCGTTCTTCCCGTCGGAGGAACGGCTGGTCGACGCGGTGCGGGCGGCGGTGCGCGCGTTGCAGCCGGCCAACATGGCCCAGCTGCTCGACTGGGTGGCCGGCTATGCCGAGCTGTCGCGCGACCCGGCCGAGCGCGACCTGCCGGCCGGCCGCGACGCCATCGCCCGCTGGCAGGCGGTGCTGGCGGTGGTGGGCGACCAGCCGGAGGTTGCGCCGCTCGCCGTGCAGCAGGAGCGGGCGACCGCGCTGATGCCGTTCTTCGCAGCGCAGCATGCCTTGCGCGGCTGGCAGGGCGAGCTTCTGCCGCCGTTCCGCCGCGTGCGCGGCGTGGTGCCGGACGAGCTGCTCGAGCTGCTGCCGGAGCGCGAGCTGGTCGCGGTCGGCTGGCGCGCGTGGGGTCTGGCCCATCTCGGCCCGGACGCGGAAAAAAACTCCGAACCGCCCTCGCCGTCGCCCGGGACCCCGCCAACTACGCCGGCGGCCTGACGCTTGAGGGCGGCGCGCGCTGGATGGTGGACGGGGTGGAATGGGCCACCAATCCCCGCCATGCGCTCGACTGGTCGTGGCACGAGTTCGTCCGCCTGTGGGCGGCCTGCCGCGGCGACATGGGCGTCGCGCATTGGCCGGATGCGGGCGGCATCGCGGCGCAGGCCGCATGGATCGTCGAGGCGTTCGGCGTGCTCAACGCCGCCGCGGCGCGCAAGGAAGGCGAACCGGCCACATGATGCGGGCGAGCGTCACCCACAACCTGCGCCAGGCGATGCCGGCCGAGAGCAAGCGGATCGGCCAGGCGATCCGCCGCGCCGTCGCCCGCACGGCCGCGCAGGTGCAAACCGCGCTGCGCGCCCAGGCCCGCGCCGGCGGCTTCCGCGACGGCGGGCGCGCGATCGCGAATTCCTGGCGCCTGACGGTCTACCCGCGCGATCCTGCCTCCGGCAGCTGGAAGCCGGCCGCGCTGGTCTACAGCCGCATGGGCACGGCCGTGGACGCGCACGACCGCGGCGCGGTGATCACCGCCCGCCGCCGCCGCGTGCTGGCGGTGCCGACGCCGATGAACCTGGTCGGCGGCAGGTTCGGCCCCAAGCGGCTGCGCGTCACGCCGCAGGAGATGTTCCGCGCCCGCGGCTTCGTGGTGAAGACCCGCAACCCGGCGGTGCGGCTGTGGGTGCTGCCGCTGCAGGTGGAAACGACGAAGCGCGGCCGCGTGCGCCTGTCCGCCGGGCGCTATGCGCGGATCCTGACCGGCAACCGCAAGGGCGCCGAGGGCCTGCGCCAGCAATACGCGCGCGAGCGGACATTCGTGCCGATGTTCTTCCTGATGACCCGCGCCGTGCTGCGCCGCCGCCTCAATGTCCAGGCGGTGCGCCGCGACGCCGCCGGCATTCTGGCCCGCCAGCTGCGCGCCGAGTTCGACCGGATCGGCGGCGCATGAGCTATCCCACCATCCCCGTCCGCATCTACCTGGCCAGCGGCGAGGTGCTGGTGATCCGGCGCATCGGCCTGTCGGCGGCGGTGGCGGAGTATCCGCAGGCGCTGCGGGTCGAGCGCGCGGACGTCGAGCCGCTGCCGGCCTGCGTCAACTGTCCAAAAATGGGCGATTCGGCGCCTCGCGGGGCTGCGCCCCTGCCGGCGCGGGGAGCGTTCTGGTGAGCGGCACCCAGCGCCCGACCGTTGCGATCCGGGTCTCGACCGACGGCAGCGACCAGGCCCTCGCCAAGCTCGAGCAGCTCGGCCGCGACGGCGCGCAGGCGATGGACCGGCTCGGCCGGGCGACCGACGCGGCCGCCCCGGCGACGGCGCGGCTCGGCAGCGCGGTGGGCGCCTTGGCCAACCGCTACACCGCGGTCGCCGCTGCCGCCATCGCCGCCGGCGGCGCGGTGGCGCGCGCCGGCGACCAGATGGTCGCCACGCTCGGCCGGCTCCAGGCGGCGACCGGCAGCACCGCCGCGGCGCGCGACGTGTTCGAAAGCCTGACCCGGCTGTCGCAGCAGACCGGCGTCTCAGTGGCCGAAACCGCTGGCGCCTTCAGCCGGTTCCGCGTCGCCGCCGGCGAGATCGGCGCGACCAATGCGCAGGTGCTGCGGCTGGTCGAGGGGCTGCAGAAGGCCGCCATCGTCGGCGGCGCCTCCGGCCAGGAATCGGCCGCGGCGATGCAGCAGCTCGGCCAGGCGCTTGCCTCCGGCCGGCTGCAGGGCGACGAGCTGCGCAGCCTGCTGGAAAACATGCCGCAGCTCGCCCAGGCATTGGCCCGCGAGCTCGGCGTCGGCGTCGGCCAGCTGCGCGAGATGGGCAGCGAGGGCAAGCTCACTGCCGACACGGTGTTCCCGGCGCTGCTGCGCGCCTCCGAGAAAATCAACGAGCAGTTCGACCGCATGCCGGTCACGATGTCGCCACGTCGATGTCGGCGTTCCTCGGCAGCCTGGACGAGGCGCTCGGCCTGTCCCGCGGCATCGCCGCCGCGGTGATGTCGGCCGCGCGGGCGGTGCAGGCTCTCACCCCGGCCAGCCCGCTGGCGGCGGCGGAAAGCCGCTACGACGCGCTGGTGGCGGAGCGGCAGGCGCTCGTGACCGGCGGCGCGCCGCCCCGTTCGTCGTTCCCGGCCGGCGCCGCCGGCGACCGGCTCTATGCCGCCGCGCGTGCCAATGCCGGCCGCGCCTCGCCGAACCCGGCCGACCTCGCCGCGCTCGACAGCCAGATCGCCGCGGCCGGCCTCGGCGTCTACCAGGAGCGCAGCGCCTACGCCGACGCCCAGAACCTGGAATCGGAGCGGGCCAGCGGCCAGGCGACCGAGGCCGCCCGGCAGCGCGCGAGCGAGTACCGCAAGGAGCTGGTCAAGGATCTCGACAAGCGCACGGCGGCGACCGAGAAGCTCGCCGAGCAGCAGCGCAAGCTGGCCGAGATGGAGCGCAGCGGCGCCGTCTCGGCCGCCGAGGTCGCTCGCCTGCGCCAGCTCGCGCTTGAGGACTACCAGGAGACGATCGACAAGCTTGCGCCGAAGGCGGAGCGCGCTGCCAAGGCGATGACCGCCGAGGCGGACGCGCATGTCACGGCCTGGCGCAAGGCCAACGACGAGGCGGCCAAGGCGGCGGAGCGGCTCGCCGTGCGCGCGCGCGAGGCGGCCGAGCGCGAGGCCGAGCAGTTCCGCGACCGCAGCCTCAACGCGGTCTCCGGATCCTTCGAGCGGGCCGCCGACCGCATCGGCGACGCGCTGACCCAGGCCTTCGCGACCGGCGAGATCGGCGCGCTGAAATTCGGCAACCTGGCGCGCGCGACCCTCGCGTCGCTGGGCTCGGATGCGCTGAAGCTCGGCTTCATCAACCCGATCAGCAACGCCGTGTTCGGCGGCACCGCGCGCCCGACCATCGGCGGCGCGCTCGGCGGCGGCGGCGGGATCATGGATTACCTCGGCCTGTCGAGCCTGATCCCGAAAGACGGCATTCTCAGCGCGCTCGGCCTCGGCAACGGCGCGCTGGGCGGTTCGTTCCTGAACGGGCTGGGCGGGCTCGGCCTCGCCGCCGGCGGCGGCATGCTGCTGAACAGCCTGATCGGCGGCAACCAGCTCGGTGGCGCCATCGGCTCCGGCATCGGCTCCCTGATCGGCTTCGCGACCGGCATTCCGATTCTCGGGGCCGCCGGCGCGCTGATCGGCGGCCTGTTCGGCCCGGGCGAGAGCGTGCGCGGCTACGGCTATCGGGTCACCGGCGCCGGCGCGGCCGGCATTGCGCCGCTCGACTACACCTACTACAACGACAGCGGCAGGGCGGAGTTCCAGCGCGCGGAACAGGCGATCGCCGCGATCAACCAGTACGTCGCGGCGCGGCGACTGTCGGTCGAGGGCTCCAGCATCGTCGGCGGCACCAAGGACGGGCCCGACTACACCTGGGGCAACGCCGGCAACTTCAACGAGGGCTTCCGCAACCTGCGCTTCTCCGCGCTCGACGACGCGCAGCTCACCGGCGCGCTGTCGGGCCGGGCGTTCGGCTCGCCGGAGGAGTTCCAGCAGTTCGTTGAGGGCTGGACCGCCGTCCGCGACACCATCCGCGACCTGACCGACACCGCGGCGCAGAAGCTCGACCGGCAGTTGCAGGCGGTCAACAGCCAGTTCGACCAGCTCGCCGCCAAGGCGCGCGAATACGGGCTGAGCGAGAGCGGCCTCGCCGCGGCGCGCGAGCGGGCGCTGGCGGCGGTGCGCGAGCAGCAGTCGGCCGAGGCGCGCGGGATCCTCGCCGGCCTGGCCTACGGGCCCAACAGCGCGCTGGCGCCGGAGCAGCAGTATTTCGCCGCGCTCACCTCCCTGCGCGCCGCCGGCCGCGAGATGGAGGCGGGCGGCAGCCTCAGCAGTTACGCGGCCGTCGCCGGCCAGGTGCTGCCTGTCGCCCGCGGCTTCCTCGGCACCAGCACGCGCTACGCCGCGATTACCGCCGAGGTGGCGCAGACCGTGGCCCGCGCCGGCGGCGACCCCAACGGCATGGCCGCCCTGCTGGCCGCCAGCGCCAACGGCATCGGCAGCCTGGAAAGCACCTTCGCGGCCTACGGCGAGCGGCAGGTGACCGTCGCCAGCGCGACGCTGTCCGAAATCCGCCGCCTCGCCGCCAGCCTCGAGGCCCTGATCGCACGACAGAAGGCAGCCTGATCCATGGCCCTGGTGACCTTCACCGCCGGCGAAAAGCTCACCGCCGCCAAGCTCAACAGCGTGGCGCAGCAGGCCTTCGATGCGCTCGAGGCCGGCGCCGATCTGTCGGATGTGACCGACCCTGCTGCCGCGCGTGCGGCGCTGGAGCTCGGCACGATGGCGACGCAGGCGGCCTCGGCGGTGGCGATCACCGGCGGAACCGTGGCCGCGGCGCTGGCCGCCTCGACCGTGCTGGCAACCGGCACCAGTTCGTCGCGGACGCTGGGGCTGCGCTTCGCCGACGTCAAGAACGTGGCCGACTTCGGTGCAATCGGCGATGATTCGACCGACGATACAGCGGCCATCAATGCGGCCCTCGCCGCGGTGCCGTCGGCCGGCGGGGTGGTGGTGATCCCGCCGCATTTCGTCTGCCGGGTCTCGGCGCCGCTGGTCGCCAAGGCGAAGACGCGGATCACCGGCGGCGGCACGATCAAGGCGAAGTCGTCGGGCTCGTGGGCCGGCGGCTCGCCGTATCACGGCATCAAGAACACGAATTCCGCGGCGTCGTCGATCACCGACAGCGACATCGTGATCGACGGGATCACCATCGACTGGTCGGCGCTTGGCGCGGTCGACGGGACCGAGCATGTGATCTGGATCCGCAAGGCCCGCCGGGTCCGCGTGCTCGACTGCACCATCACGGGCGGCGCCTCCTCGGTGGCGCTGCTGGGCTGCGACGACACGCTGGTCGACGGCAACAGCCTGCTGAATTTCTACAATTGCGGCTCCGACCATTGGGATGGGCCGGGCAACGCGCGGGTGAGCAACAACCATATCCAGACGACCGCGTCGGCCCAGATGGCCAACTTCAACCCGGAGCCGACCGGCCTGTCGTCGGGCTACACGGCCGCGAATTTCGTGTTCGAGGGCAACACCTGCGTCAGCACCGAGGATCCGGCCACGCCCTGCCAGTTCGAGCCGCTGGCCAGCGGCAATGCGGTGCGCAACATCGTGGTCAAGGGCAACATCTTCAAGAATGTCCGCGTGGCCTGCCGCGGCGATTCCGACGGGATCGTCTTCGAGGGCAACCTGATGTCGGACTTCCAGGGCGACGACGAGGTCTTCACCGCCTACACTTGGAATGGCGGCAGCCCGGCCGGGCTGTCGATCCGCGGCAACGTGATACGGGACCCGCTGACCTCGCTGGCGAATGTGGGGGTGATCCGAGCGCAGACCGATTCGGCGGTGATTGACGGCAACATCATCCTCGGCGCGGCCTATGCCGCCGCCGCGATCACCGGCAACGCGAACACCCCGGTCGTGCCTGGCACGAACTACGTCGAGCGGGACGCCGCCAACGCGGCGCAGAAGATCGGCCACATTCGCAGTGGCTTCGCGGTCCGCAACGGGACCGCGAACTATATCGGGTTCACCACCACAGGCGGTTATCGCCCGCATCTGCGGGTGCAGGGGGACAACAATTTCGTGTTGGTCGGCGTGGATTCCGGAGGCAACGACCGGCCGCTTCTGGCCTGCCAGCAGGAATCCGACACCGCGGCGCTGCGGACGGGGGCCGACGTGAACTTCGAGGTGCAGGAGCTGCAGCTACACACGCCGATCACGGTGGCCGCTACCGGCACAACGATTGGTGGGGCGGCGGATGTGCCGGCGACCTGCACAAGGGTGACGTCGTGCACCGCCGGGGTCGCCGACGGGGTCCGCCTGCGGTCGGTGGCGGGCGCGACCTTCGAGGTCATCAACGAAACGTCGGACCTGCTGAAGGTCTATCCGAACAACTCCGGCAGCGCGGAGATCGACGCCGGCGGCGCCTCGGTGCCGGTGACGGTCGCCGCCGGCAAGGCCAAGTCGTTCCGCTGCACTGCCTCCGGCGTGTTCCGCACAACGGCCGCAACATGAAGGGCTTCGCATGAGCTGGACAGATGGGCTGCACCCGCGCCTGGTGGCGCGGCTGGAGGCGGCCGGAATCACATCGCAGGAGCAGCTTGGCGGGTGGCTCGCGGCCTTCCCCGAGGGCAACCACATCATCGGCCGCGTGATGCGCGCGGAGCTGCTGGTGTGGCGGCAGAATCTCGGCGGGCGCGTTCCCTCCCCCGAATTCTCCCCCGGGGTTTCCCAGGTCAACCTGCCGGAGTAGCCGCCCATGGCCGTCGCCCCGCTGCGCGCGCTCCAGACCAGCACGACCACCGGCACCGGCACGCTCACGCTGTTGGCGGCGGCGTCGAACGTGCGCAGCTTCCAGGCCGCGCTTGGGTCGTCGCCGATCGTCACCGAATACATCATTTCGGGATCGAGCTACTTCGAATGGGGCGTCGGCACTTATGACGGCGGGTCGCCGGGCACGCTGACCCGCACGACCGTGCTGGCCAGCTCCAACAGCGGCAGCCTGGTGAGCCTCGCCGCCGGCACGCACGACGTGTTCATCCCCTTCGCCCCCGGCGAGCGCGGCCTGTCGACCGGCTCCGGCGCCGACACGCTGGCGCTCGAGGACCTCGGCAACGTCTACGAATGGAGCGGCACGGCCAACACGCTGACGCTGCCGGCAGCCTCGACCTGGCCGCCGGGCATCGGCACGGTGATCCGCAATGCCGGCACCGGCATCCTGACCGTGGACGGCAACGGCTCTGAAACGATCAACGGCACGACCACGGTCACGCTCTATCCCGGCCAGTCCGGCGAGCTGTTCGTGCGCGGCAGCAACTGGCGGATGGACGGCAATTTCGGCACGCCGCCGATCTACAAGACCGGCACAGGGACGATGACCGCCGGCGTGCTGGCGGTCACCTTCGGCACCGCGTTCCCCAATGCGATTCTGGATGCGTCGGCCGAGCAGTCGGGCGCATCTGGAACCGGCACGTTCAACGGCGTCGCCCTGTCCGCGCTCGCGACAACCGGCTTCACCGCCTACTGCGTGGTCGGCTACGGCGGCGCCATCCGCTGGCGCGCCTGGGGCTACTAGTTTCGAGTTCAGTAGGCCGAAATCGAGAAATGCGGATGCAACAAATTCCAGTCAGCGCGGCGACCGTGACTGTCGATGGATGGAGACGCCGGGCGTCCGAGCCGGCATGGGCGGCGCTGCGTTGGTCCGATTCCAGCATTCGGGAAAAATCCACGCTTTTGGTGTTCGTGTTGGGAGCAGAAAATGCCCCGCCGGATCATCACATCCGGGTCGCCTGGGTGCATCCCGATGATTGGCCGATGGACCAGGACCCGCCCGCAGATCTGGTTTCATATCATCGCGTCCGCCCGCGCGACCGGCGGTTCCGATTCATGAAAGCGGCCGATGCCCCGTCGGGATATGTGCTGGTCGCGCCGGAGGCGTAGCCGATGGAGAACTTTGCCGCCCCGGGCTTCACGGCGCCGGCGCTGCTGCCGGATGCGGTGGTCTCCGCCGCCCTGGCCGCCCGCCCGGTGCGCCTGGCCGGCGAGCAGCCGGTCGCCGCGGTGATCCTGCTGGAGATCGACGTCCAGCCGGCCGAGGCGGCGTGACATGGAAGGCTTCGCCGCCCCCGGGCTGATTGCCCCGGCCACGCTGCCGGCCGGGCTGGTCGCCGTGCAGTTGGTGCAGGTGCTGCGCCTGTCCGATGCCGGCTACACCACGGCCGCCGCCGACGACCCCGCGCACACGCCCTACCCGCCGCGGCTGCTGTCCGACATCGAGGTCGGCCAGAGCATGGCCGACGCGATCGGCCTCGGCGGCCGGGTGGCGCTCACCATCGGCGAGGCCACGCTGTGGGACGGCGACCGCCAGATCGAGAGCCTGGCGACCGCAGGAACCGCCGACGGCCGCGCCATCACCATCCGCGTCGCCGACGTGACCGACCCGCAGGCCGGTAACTACGGCACCGCGCTGGGCGCGGCGGCGATCGCCATCCGCGGCACGGTGCGGCGGATCGACAGCACCGCCGACCGGCATGTGCGCCTCGGCATCGCCGACATCGCCGAGCGGCTGGCGACCCCGCTGCAGGCGACGCGCTACCTCGGCACCGGCGGGACCGAGGGGCCTGCCGAGCTGGCCGGGCGGCCGAAGCCGGTCGCGCTCGGCAGCGTGTTCAACGCCGCGCCGATCCCGCTCGGCTCGATCGACCTCGGCGACGGCAGCCTGCCGACCTACCAGGTGCATTGGCGCGCGGTGGACGACGTCACCGCCGTGCGCATCCGCGGGGTGGAGCAGTCGCCGGTCGACCCGCCCGGCGTGGGCGAGTTCAAGGCCTGGAACAGCCTCGGCATGTTCCAGATCGGCAGCTCGCCCGACGGGTTGGTGACCTGCGACGTGGACGGGGATGCGACCCCGCTGCACGTCGCGACGACGGCCGGCATCGTCCGCCGGCTGATCCAGTCGCTCGGGCCGCAGTTCACCGACGCGGAGATCCAGGAGGAGAGCTTCAGCTTTGCCGACACCGACCTCCCGGGGCCGGTCGGCTGGTATCGCGGGATCGACGAGATCACCGCCGAGCAGGCGGTCGCCGAGATCCTGGCCGGCTGCGGCGCCGGCCTCGCCGGCGGGCGGGCCGGCACGGTGCGGCTGTTCGACCTGCTGGCCGGCGACGCGGCGCAGTTCACGTTGACCGGCGGCCACATCCTCGCGCTCGAGCCGCTGCCGCTGCCGGCGACGCTGCGGCCGCTGCCGCGGGCGGTGGCGGTGGAGTGGCTGCGCAACTGGGCGCCCAGCGACAACCTGGCCGGCTCGGTCGCCGAGGCCGACCGCGCCAAGCTGGCCAACCGCGCCTCGGGCCCCTACCGCGCCACCTCCGACGACGTGACCTTCCGCGTGCTGCAGCAGCGCGAGCTGCGCCTGCCCGGCCTCTACTTCGACGAATCCGACGCCCAGGTGCGGGCCGAGCGGTGGCGGGACTTCATCGCCGCCAGCCCGCGCATGTTCCGCATCACCACCGACCGCTACCTGCACGCGATCGAGATGGGCGACCTCGGTTGGATCGCCTATCCCGCGTTCGGCCTGCAGGGCGGGGCCGGGGTGGTGGTGGTCGGCTGGCGCAACCTGCTCGCGGCCCGGCGCCTGACGCTCGACGTGGTGACGGTCCCGTGGGTGGAGCCGTCGGCCGCGGTGCCGATCTATCCGACCGACGGGGTCTACTGATGGCCAGCGCCTTCATG